TTAATTCATAGGACCCTTATTTGTGACACGATCCCAAAACCCTTTTTTATGAGCGCTTAACAGTGCTGTTGTGATCACAACAGCCAAAACGCAAAATTGGGGTTTTAATTTGATACCAATTAGCAAAAGAGAAGCGTCATAATGCTGATATACCAGCATTATGACGCTTCTCTTTTTATCTACCGACGTCGACTTATCACCCGCACGGTAGTTATACCATCAAGGGTAGCACGCTATAAATGCCATTTATAAGCCATTTCTGAAAAAGAGAGATTTTTAATTTGCAAATCGTGGAAGAGCACAAATTAATTTAATATTGGTCCTTTTTTTGATGTTTTGCTTTATCCACTATTATATACCAACCTATTATCTCAAACACACAAAAAAAGTCCCACACCAGCCAATTAAGGCTAGTGTGGGATTTTACAAATGACTTTACATTTTTTACTAAAGGGCAAAGTGTTAACATTGCATCTGTTTGCTTCGTTTTTCGCTGAGATACTTTCTCTTATGTATTAGCCATCTACCTTTACAGCAGGCGGCTTTTTACGCAAAAAATTCCCCACGCCGAAGCGCAGGGGAATTAATCAAGTTATAACTATCATCTAGAAACTACACTAGAGACAATTAATATTATACTTATTACTTGCTATTCTGTAAAGCTTGATAGAGAAGCGACAAAGCTTATTAACCTATATTTCAATACTCGGAGTAATCTATAAGACTCTTTACATTTATTCGCTTTGGTGTATAATTACCAGTATTCTCTCTTAGTCTTTAGGGAGAAGAACACCTATTTTATTTTAAGCATTGGACCAGTCTTGGCTGGTCCTTTTTGTATATTTCCGCAAATGTGAACTACTCGGCCATAAAAAAATCCCCCACGCCGAAACGTAAGGGACTAGAACAGTTCACAATTATTATACTACTTTTCGCCTGCTTGTGAGGTGGATTCTGACGCCGTTTCAGCATCTGGTTGCGCATTGCTATCCAAATTAGCCGCTAGCGATGACGCTAAAGTGGCTGCTGAACTAGCCGTGGCCGTGTCACCAACTGCTGCCGCGCTAGCCGCTTGACTGTAAGCCGCCACCACCGCTTGTGATGCTTGGGCTTCGGCTTGACTAGCCGCTGCTGAGTTTGCTGCTTCAATCTTAGCTTGAGCTTCTGCCAAGGCTTCCACGACCGTTTGTTCCGTAGAAGCTAATGTGCTCGACTTGGTCTTGATCGTATTGCCGGTATCTTCCAAAATAGAATTATCCGTAATTGCCCCGACAAAAGCTAGGATTGCTCCCACGGCGGTAATTACTAGCACAACTGCATTAGCGTCAATCTTAACACCAAAGAAGACTGTTGCGACAGCTAAGCCAATAATCAACACGGACCCGATAATCTGGGCCCAATAAGCGGGCTTCTTGTAGTTAGCTTTGAGTGTTGCCTGAATTACATTTAGAAATTTTGTCATTATTTTCCCTCCTAAAGGAACTTTTCTGCGATGTAAATAACTAACGTGACGAGTACGCCACTAACTAAGACCCCGATCAACCAATTTTGAATAGTTGTAACGCGGTCGATTTGATGGCTAGCTTCGATGGACTTGGCCAGCGCCTTGTCCGCTTTGTCGCCAATATCGTCAACTTGATTCAGCTTTTCTTCGATGTTCTCAACTTTCGTTTTGGTGGCGGCCACATCCTTTTGAATATCCATTAATAACTTGGTTGTATCGTCGTATTGTGCCATTACCGCACCACCAATCGTTGACCAGGATAGATAGTGGTGTAAATTGACTTTCCATTCTGGCTAGCTAATGTAGTCATTCTCAGGCCGTTGCGTTGTGCGATTGTCCACCAGTTGTCGCCGGACTTGACTGTGTAATACGTATGACTAACCAGCTGACCAGTAACTCGCTTCCCGTAGGCTGGCCCGTTGGTGACGCCTAGCTTAATAAAGCCATACAGGCCGTTTGAGCGGGTGTAGCGTGCCCATACATAGTCGTGTTCAATAATGACTGCATTGTAAGTCACACTTTCACCCTTGTAGTAGGTAGCCACTTGACGTACCTTGTCTGAATCCGTGTAACGTACTGCCAGAGTCCGATTAGGATAGAACACCCCACGTTGGCTGTATTTAACGACCTTAAAAGTGGCCTTCTTAGCTGCCTGTTTATGAGCCTGCTTAATATTGGCCTGTGCTTTAGTCTTGCTAGCAGTTGTATAGCCTGATTTAGTAATGCCCGTTAAATCGACATTGCCATCTAATCCACCTGACTTATACATGCTAGTGAATTGGAAGATAGCCACGCCGTCCATTGACGGGAAATAGTTGTAATCAGGGCTAGTTCTAACCAGATAGTCTGGATACTCAGCTAGCCACAGGCAATTACCATAGGCTTTGACAATGGCGCTAGTGTTAACATGAGCGTTTAAATAGGCTTTGCCGGAATACAACACAGGGGTATAACCAGCCGCCTTAATGAGGGCCATCTGGACTAGAATGACATTAGTATTGGCTGTCACGCTATTAGAAGCACCGTCCTCATAGTCCAACGCCACAATGCTGCCCTTGGGCGTCCTAATACGTGGCAAGTAATAGGCCATCATTGCCTTGGCATTGGTCATATTGCCACCAACACCGTCCCACAAATAGGTGTGCACCCGTTTACCAGCCTGCTGAGCTGATTTAACTTGGCTGTTATACGTGGTCTGAGGGATATTAGTACCGCCATAGAAGCCACCTGCCTGTGATAGCACGAACTTATCAGTGTTGTATCCGAATGTCCCACTATTACCGTTGTACTTAGACCAATCAACCCCTTGGTCACGACTAGTTGAAGCCTGACTGGTAACATTGACCATTAAAAAGGCCATAAAAATGGCGCCCACCGTTAAGATGAGTGCCTTTAACTTGTGCTTATTCAATTGTCTACCTCCTATTTGTCATTCCTGATTGAACGGTCAAAAGCATCCTAAAATACACTGGCCTAGTCGTTTTAACTTATTAATTTTCAATTCACCATCTCTTCAAAGTTCATCTTTCACTTAATATTTATGATGTTGGCAATTCATTCTTAAGAATGGATTGCAGCACGCTCTGCGCCTCCGACATTGTAACATCGTCTAACTTCTTATCTGAAAAATCTGATTCAGTGGCAGTAACATTCGCATTCACATATGTGCCAGTTTCAGACTGATTAAATTGAGTGGATACAGATGAAATCCTGCCAGCAGTAAAACTCCACCCACCATTAACTGCAATTAGAGAGTCAATTATTGATGGAATCTTATTCATCGCACGTTTGGATAATTCTTTTTTTGTTAGATCATCGAAAGTTTCATCTTTAGCTAAGTCTGTCGGATAAATAGTGACATTTGCCGTAATAGTTACTCGACCTTCTACTTCGCCACGAAGACCTGCAATTACAGAACTCGTATTTCCAGTTCCATCGATATTATAAGAGATGCTAGTGTTTAATAGTTCCATTTTTATTCCCCTTTTCCATATGCTTTATCAAACTGATCGAATACCAATGCGTATACTAAAGCTGTTTGCCCTTCCAGCTCGTATGGATAGTCCTCAAGTGCATGAAATAAAGCTTTCATTCGTGCAGAATATGAGCTGATTTCAATACTTACTGGTTCGTTCACTAATTGGTCAAACTCTTTTTGAGCTTCGTCCATGGTGTAGTCGTCTTTCAGAATTAGGGTCTTTTTGTCTTTCTTATAAACAAAATCCCCATCTTTATCTGTTTTAAAGAAAGTCTTTTGAGTTGCTAATTGGTCAGCATTAAATTGCTTGTTTAGTTCTTCAAGATGATTAATCAACCAGGTGCGCCCAAGCGAAGCTCGACCTTTAAGCCTGAATTCTGACAAAGTGTTTCCAATGGCTACCAGTTGTCCGTTTGTGAATGTTAATACTTCTTTTCTTGCTGTCATAATTGACTATACCTCTTTCATTTCTTTGACTTCAGTTTCTAATTCAGTTATACGATCCCGATAGTTACGGATCAATGGAATAAGAGCTAATGCGACCCGGTCATATTGGATACCCCGGACGCTCCCTTTATCATCGTATTCAACCAGTTCATTCAGGCCAGCATCATCCAGATCGTCAGCAATCATTCCAAAGTAAGTTTCTGGAGTTTTAGCATCAGGGTCAAGGGTCTTGGTTAATACCTCTTCCTTGTCTTTCCAATGTGCAACTGGAACTTCTAGAAGTTTATCACCTAGCTGGGTTTCAAATGTTCGAACAATATCGGTCTTGTACTTAGCAGCGGAATTCGATGGAACTAATGCCCCATCGGGGGCCAAATATGCGTTCGCACCATGAGATGTTGAATGAGGAGAGTTTAGATAAACGTAATCGGCCATCACAGTGATGTTCTTACCATGTAGACCCGTCCCTGCATGACCAGGATCACCAACTCTTATAAATGGCGAATAGCTAATGTAGCCATTATTATATTCTCTACCCCCAGATATAATCACACCCCGTTCGGCACCGCCGATCTTGGTTACTTGCCATCCGGAGGTCGAGTGCCCTCCAGAAATGCCTGCGAACTTTTCTTCTCCCAGTGGCGAAGAAAAGATACTTCCATCGTTAGCTCCGTTAGTGACCACAAAATAGTCACGTCCCCAGAAAGTTGCACCACCCCAAGATGCCCCTGCCTGAGCATTACTGATACGAACATACGGGCTAGTTTGACGGTCGAAAAATTGCGGTTGGATCATTTGGATTTCCCCACCAGATATGAGTATACGGTTATCCTTGTCAGCGACTGACATATACTTGCTGTTAATGTTAATATCAATCGCATTATCAGACGAATGGATACGTCCTTTCTGGAACTCGACATTACCAGTATTCAGATTAATCGATAAGTTACTACCGTTAATCGTACCAGTTGTGATATTATTTGCATTCAAATGGATTACTTGTATTATATCAGCATTGATAGTACCGGCAGTGAGTTTATCGGCGCTTAGGTTCTCAATCATAGAGTTCTTAACGATCTCATTATCAATGTAGGTGTCCGCTGTGATATGCAGCTTGTTGCCGGATATTTTGATTTTTTCAGGGGTGACATTGATTGCATTAATGATCCCATTCTTTTCAACCCGAAGAGTGATCTGGTCTTGAGTTTGAAGGATAGCGGAATATGCATGCTCAAGATCTGCATTTGTTGTAATATCAGGAATATAGGCAGCAGCTGTAGTTCCTTGATTAAGCATTGGGCATATCATAGCAATATGGCCACCACCATGAACACGAAACGAAAGACAAACGGTTTCAGTTCCAGCCGGAGGAACCACATTTTCAACCTTAATTAGTTCTAGTCCACGGCTGGTTTTATGCGTTTCCTTATAGCCAATACGAACACCCTTAGTGTCATAAAATTCAACAATAATCATTGCGGCAATGCCAACGGTATCCACATTTAAATAAGCACTAGCTGACCAAGGAGTCGAGATATCTTGGCCAATAACCATTTTTCTTGAGAACAAATTATACCAGACACTATCGTCCGTCGTTGGTTGATTAATACAAATGCCTTGGTACCCGTTAACCCATGACCAAGCATAATCAGACTTATACCACATATCAGTAGTACCACCGGTCCAAGACGGTCCAGACAAATAATCGTATTGGAACTGTGAGTTAGTCACAAAATTTCTTGTTCCAATGGTATCGACTTTTCCTACAACGGAAGTTATCTGGCCACTCAATTGGGTTACCGTGGATTGGTCCGCCTTTCCACGAACTGTTGTTTTAATGGAATCAATAGTTTGAGAGATACTTGAAACAGCAATAGCACTAGCATCATCTGCCGGGTTATTACTATAATTAGTAGCAATCATACCTTTTTCTAATTTTAATCCCCACAAATAAATAGATATTAAGTCGTCTAAAGAATCAGTAGACGATGCTAGAACTCTCCATCCCCCAAAAGGTCCAGATCCTTTAGCCACAAAGGTAACACTGTATCGAGTCCAATCTCCATTTGTAAACTTAGTTATAAACAGTCCACCACCAGCTTGCATTTGAGACGTATAGTCGCCGTAAAGGCCTAGATTGATTCCTAAGCCAGCCCCGGACTTTGTGAACGCTTTAGCATAGACTGAGAAGGTATAGCTTTGTCCAGTAACTAAATATACTGGACCTCCCCCGGCTATGCTTGCACTAAATTTTCCACTGTTAGTCAATCCAGTAATTTGAATCAAGTCTGTGAATGCGTAGTCTCGAACAATTGTAGGATCTACGTTTCCTTCTCCAGACCATTTGGACCAATCCGAATAATCTTTAGTATTCCGTAGCAGATTAATTCCGACAGCACTATCAGTCACCTGCTGCTGGACAGTCAACAAAGTGCTATTAAATGCTGTAGCACTCGCTTGCAACTGACCAATATCGTGCTTATTATTTCCATTGTCGGTGCTCAAAGAATCAAAGCTAGCAGATAAAGACTTAGTAGATGCCTGGAGCGTACCAATATCGGTAGTGTGCTTACCAATAGTATCATTGACCTTCGTAAACTGAGTTTTAAACCCATTCGAATCAGTTTGCAAGGTATTAATACTAGTTGTATGGCCATTGACAGTACCCTTAACACTTGAAATAGTTCCATTGATGCCATCGGCAGTCATCTTAATCTGGTTTTGTGCCCATGTTTCAGTAGCGTAACCATTAAGATCCTTCTGCTCGATTTTCTTGGAAATATCAAGTTGCATACCGTTCACAGTTTGCGAAAGCTTGGATAAAGCAGTAACCGTCGCATTATCTGCTGGGTTAGGACACCAATCAGTTGCTAGACTGCCTTTTTCCAGCTTAAGATGACTTAAAGTCCCCGTTCCAGAACCGAGAAATTGAATATATCCCGTGCTATACACGACACCTGTTATATTTTTTGGTACCACAAATGTTGAGGATATTCTTCCTGAACCTGAATCCTTATTAGGATAGTACCATGGGCCAAAATATGTTGTGGTATCTGTTACTATTTTGGCCTCCCACCCTAGACGGTTATGACCGCTACCAGCTATGAATCCTGAGTATTCATAGTCAACTGATACAGTTACAGTTTGCCCTTCTAATCCTTTAAATAAGGTTAGCAGATCATCAGTAGTTTCGTTGGAAAGGTAATCATAGGTATTTGATCCTGTAACAGTATGATTACCAGTGCCGGTTAATAGGTTAGTCCCGACAGCACTGTTTTGAACCTGTGTTTGAACAGTCATCATCGTGCTATTAAGTTCGGTGGCAGTTTGTTTAAGTTGACTAATGTCGTTTTTATTAGTCGTATTATCACTTGTTAACGTATTGAACCCAGTGGTCAATTCTTTTGACGTAGCTTGCAAGGTACCAATATCGGTGGTTTGCTTACCGAGAGTATTATTAACCGTTGTAAACTGACTCTTAAAAGAACTTGAGTCAGCCTTGAGGTCATTGATACTGGTTGTCTGAGCATCGACAGTACTCTTGATACTGGACATGGTTCCGTTAATTCCATCAGCAGTCATTTTAATCTGATTTTGAGTCCAGGTCTGGGTGGCATATCCGTTGAGATCAGTCTTAGTCAGTTTGGCAGCTAGGCCATTCTGTAACTCAGCAATGGTCATAGTTGAACCATCAGTTAAAGTTTTATAACTCTGACTAACTGCTCCAGCAATTTGCTTAGCATCTTTAGAGTCAGCGGCAGCAGAAGAAGCCTGTTTTACTGCAGCACTAGCGTCACTTTGGGCACCAAGTGCACTAGCTAAGGCACTATCTGCCTTTTGGTCAACTTTTCCGAATTCCGAGGCTGTAGAGTTTGCTGTGGCAACTGCAGCACTAGCGTCACTTTGAGCACTTACAGCTTTGTCTAGTGCTTGATTAGCTAATGCATTTGTATCATCGTACTTGGCCGCAAGCTGGTCAGCTTTATCACTGGCCGCTTTAGCTGCATCTGTACTAGCCTTAGCTTCCAGTTCCACTTGGTCAACTTTTGCTTTCACTTCTTCCCCAGTAGCGTCCGACACAGTAAGTACCCATTTACCAGTTCCATCTGCCTGACGCTCGTAAGTCCACAATTCAACTTTATTACCGTTCTGCTTGTACCAGATATCGTTAAATTTAGCTCCGTATGGCGGTTCAGTTGTATCTGTACCATAGATATAGTTACCCGAAGCACCTTGCCGTCCACCTAAGTCAGCAACATATTGTGATAGATCGCCTCGCCAAGCATAGCTACTACTAGAGGTTGAGGTCTGATCTGCTTTAGAAACAGCAGACAAACTGCCATCAAACGTCATAGTATAACCATTATTAGGCACGTTGAACTTGTTTCCTTTAGTATCCTGTAGTGTTAGCCAATTGCCAGCTTCTATTGCAGGATTGCCAAACCAATTCAAACTGAAAGGGTAGAAGGTCAAGCTTTGTAACTGTTGCCATATTGATGCTAAACGATCCATTGTCATCAAATTGTTGGTGAGTTTAATCTGTGATCCTGACGTTGCCCCTACTTGAAGCGTGTTTGTAGTTTCGGTACTCTGACCTGTTGAATCCGTAGTAGTCGTTGTGACCTCACACTGAATACCGCCAATTTTGTATGGTGCTTCATTTTTTGTTAAGCCACCTTGTTCATATTGGCTCGGATCTAATGTATAATCTGGCTCTGTAATCGTGCGAATTGTTAATTTGCCGTCCCTATCAAACGTTGCAAATCCAGCATAAAATTGAGCAATCATGCCAATTGCATTTCGATACGTTTGACCGGTAATAGCACTCGGTAAGTTAACTTGTACAGGCAAACGACTAATGTCAGTTGTATTGAGTAACACGCCAGCCAAATTTGCAATTTCTGCAATCACACTGGTCATTTTCGCAGGGTAAGTTAACTTAGAAGTGTAGGTACCCTCCAATAGACACATCTGGTCATATGCCTTAATTGTTGTCTCATTGTTGTTTCGGTCCATTTGAATGTCATCTGATACGATAAAAAGACCAAGCGAGCTATACTCATAGCCATTAGATGTTTTTATACCAATCTTAGGCCATACCGTCATGCCGGGTTTAAGTCCTTCAATTAAGTGTGAAAACTTAATTGTCACGCTGTTTTCATAATTCGAGCCAATACCAAACGTATCTCCAGTATAGCCACCTGCGTCATATGAAATGGATGCAATATCTGTCGTTTTATAGTCAATCTTGTTAATTGTGACAACTGCATCCAACGTCCGTTCAGTTGCCTTCCATGCAGCGAGGGCTAAATCAGATTGCTTAATCATTAATTTTCACCCTCCTACTGTTCAATGAAATCCATTGAAACATTTTGCCAAATATAATCTGATGTCACTGGGTTAAGTGTATAAATCGGTGCAGTCCGATCACCAACATAAAATGTTTTGGTCACTACTGCACCTTCTTGTGGGTCTAAATAACTGCAAGAAAAAAACTGTCCAGAGACAGCTTTTAGTATTGTGCTATTCTCGGCCAGTGTTAGCGGCCCCCATTTTACTGTTAACTTGCGTTTGATTGCGACACGGTCTCGATGCAAAAGCCCATTCGCGTCACGTGATGCTTTTGCATCAATATCTTGGATTGCAACTTCTAGGGACTGTGGTGCTTTAACCACTGTCCCACCAATCTTCAGTGAATATGTCAATCGTAATCATCTCCTATAGTCTCAACATGTTTTTACCATTCTTCTGATTTACCGCGTTAATGCCTTTAATAGCAGCATTACCGAACTTCTCATCACCAACTTGCAACGTCAAGTTCACATTGATCGGTTGATTGTTCATGCTGCCGCCAACGTTTGTCATTTGTAAGCCCTGTACAATCGCGTTAACGATGCTTGTTCCAAGCTCGTTAATGCCACCACTATTCATACTCTGTGTACTTGTATTACTTGGCTGACTAGCCAGACTGCTCATATCCATCGACTGAGTTAAAGCTGCGGGCATTTGTAATCCATCACTGAACGTTTGTCCCATGAAGCTTAGTGCCTGCTTAATCAATTGCATTGACCGTGGAATGTTAGTTAAAGGTAAAACCATTTCCGGCTTATTCTGTTCAGCCACTTCGATCATTTGATGAGTATCAACAAGACCACCGTTAGCAAAACGGCGGTGCCCAATCGGTCCACTGTGCAACCAATCAAATTTAGGCGTGCCCCAAATGACTGTATGACCGGCAGCATTGTAATAGTCTGAGTTATTCAGATAAGCCAATACTTGGTCAAATGATGATCTGAAATTATGATGTCCAGGAAAAGCAAATGCATCAAAGGTTGACTTGACATACTGTAGTGGTCCACCTGCAGGATTACCAGCTAGCGAGTTCACATCAGTAATTGTCTGCATAATATTTCGATTCCCGGTCTCTGACTTAGCCACTTCAATGATATCGTGTTGCATCTTTGACCACCGCGATTTAGGAACTTTAGTCATCTCGAGTGCGCGACTAATCATTGAATGAGTGATTGCACCACCATTTGGTCCTTCGCTCTCGCCGTATTCTTTGAGAATCTTACCGACCCAACTTTTAGCACTATCAACACTAAAATCCACCATACTTTTAGCAACATCTAGCGGATAGCCACCTAAGCCGGTAAATTTAACAAACTTGTTCATAGCAGCTTTCAATACTTTTTCAGGGTGCGTGACATCGTCCCAGATATCACTTGCCGTATCTTTCACACCATCGGCAAAACTGCCTACACTGTCCCCTATACCACTGAACAAATCACCAAAATTCGGCATGCTAAAGTTGAAACTTGGCAAATTGAAGTTACCAATACTTGAAAAGTCAAAATCAAAGTCTCCAATACCACCGGCATAGTGTGGCACCATTGCTGTTACTTTACGAGCCGTTTGTGCCGCATTGAGAATTTGAGTACCTCTCGGAAGATTGACCATCATATTGCGAACGGCTGGGAAAAGACCTGTTCGTCCATTTGGTAACTTGTATGCTTCACGATACTTATCACCAACCTGATCATTAACGATTGCTGGACCACCTTTATGGCGACCACCAGTTGCAAATGAAGGAACACTCCAGTGGCTCAATGACTTTGCTTTGCTGGAGGCACCTACGTGATTGAGAATCCATTTAATGCCATCGATAACGCCATTAACGGCTTTTCCAATCGTACCAATAATTGCATTAGCAACATCCGCAGAACCCTTTTTTACAGACTTCCAACCAGATGAAAGACCGCCACCAATTTTACCGCCTAAACCACCGGCCCATTTTGCAATTGTTTTACCCGTGCCAGTTCTAAACGAGGCAACCCAATTACCTAACTGAGTACCGGCTCTTAACGCAGCCGTCCTAGAACTCCCCATTCCAGAACTAGTCTTCGAGCCTAAACTTCCAGCCCAACTAGAGACAGTCTTACTTGCGCCAGTTCTAAAGTTATTAACCCATGAACCTAACTTACTACCCGCATTCTTGGCTAATCGTTTGCCATCTTCGACTTTAGTATTAACATTACTACCGATATTTGATGCCCATTTTCGAATACCGACGATTGCACCTTTAGATTTGCTCGTAAACTCAGACGTCCAGTTACCAATCTTTTTACCCGCTTCTTGAGCGGCCTTTTTACCATCAGAAACTTTCTTATGAACACCGCTGCCAATATTCGACGCCCAAGTATTAACGGTTCTTTTAGCGCCGCCAACAAAGCCAGTAGTCCAATTACCAATGTTCTTTCCTGCTTGTTGAAAATCCTTCTTGGCATTTGTTATATGAGTTCCAACTTTTTTACCAACACTCTTAGCCCAATCGGAGGCTATACCCGGTAATTTCGATGCCCATTTAAGAATATTCTTACCTGTTTTTGTATCTTTAAGGAACCAGGAAGCAATCGTGCCAACCGGATTAATAATAAAACCAATTATTTTAGTCCAATTTTTAGAAATCCAATCGATTGAATCACCAAACCATTTGGTTATATTCTTCCAAACAGAATTACAAAAATCTCTAAATTTCTTATTATGTTTGTATAGCGCGACGAATCCAGCAACTAATGCAGCGATAGCCAATACCACTAATGCTACTGGATTCGCGTCCATAACTACATTCAATGCAGCTTGACCAACAGCAGCCAGTTTAGACCACACAGACCAACTCTTGAGCGCCTTCCAACCATCTACTAATGCAGTAGCATAATCTGACCACTTCATTTTTGCAAGCGACCATAATGTCTTCACGCTGCCAACAGCTTCTTCTAGCTTATCAATTCCAGTAATCCCTTTAAAAAAGTCTCTGAGAACATGCCCTTTACCACCAATAATAGCCGCTTTATCAGCTAATTTTCCAAGTAGTCCTATTCCATTGCTTAGCCCCGTCATTGTTACTTTAAACGCAAACATAGTTACTAAGACTTTCGCCATTGCTTCAACGGCCGTATGGTGTTTATCTACCCAACTGGAAATCCCGCCTAATGCATCTGCTAACTTCTTAAGCACGCCAACGATAACTCCACCAGTCCACTTTGCTAATGGCTTTAGGAACGAATCCCATATCCATTTAAATGCTGGCTGTGAAGCTTGAATAATGCTGTGAACCAATTTAAGCGCCGCAGCTAATGCATCGAAGAACGTTGGGATTAAATTAGTAATCGTGTATTTGGCCAATGGTAACAGGATATTTTGATATCCCCAATCCAGGCCGTCCCATACATCTTTGACTACTGGTCTAATCGCTTTTAGCAATCCATCAATCGATTGTAGTAAGGGTGTGAAATTAAGCTTAGAAGCCCACTTAACGGTTGCTCCTGTCATGTCGTTTAACGCACCCAACATGTCATTAACCATACCGAGCAGCGTTTTAAAAATAGATGTACCAACGCCACCATGTTGCCAAGCCTTATCAAATTGGCTGCCAAGTGCACTAACAGTATTAAAGATGTTTGTGAATATCTTGTAGAGATTTGATGCAATTTTCTCACCCGCACCACTATTCCAAGCATTACGAAATGCTACTGCAATATTATTAAGCACTTTTATTACAGCGTTCAATGCATTTAAAATTGATTGAATAAGCTTGGTACCAGTGTTGCCATGATTCCATGCATTATCAAACGCCTTAGCGATATCACCAATCAGACCGACTAAATTTGTCACCAACGTAATGAGATTGGCAAAAATCCGTTCGCCCAGATTGCCGCCATTCCATGCACTAAGGAATGAAGTGGCAATATCATGTATCAGTTTCAATACATTATTTAGCGAATTAAAAATGGTTTGGACTAGCTTAGTACCACGACCGCCGCCACCTTCCCATGCTTGTGAGAAAGCTTTGGCAATATCGCCAATAATATTAAGCATGTCTGCTAACAATTGTAAGATAGCTTCTACTGTTTTCTGACCAGTGCCGTTATCCCATACATGCATAAACGACCGACCAACATCCCCAAGGGCGCGTCCGACCTCTTTCCAAGCATACTTAGCCGCATCTACTACCGACTTACCCTTGGCGTCCCACGCCGCCTTCATTGGATCAAAAAGTTCACCCAAAACTTTTTGTAACTTTTTTGCTGCATCCGTTGCGCTATTGAATGACTGACCTAACGGAACACCAAAATTAACACCATCATTACCGGCTTCACTACCAATGTCATCCGTCGACTGCAACGGTGTACTTTCTGGTGCACTTTGCGTGGGTGTTGACTCTGGCGCAGCTTGCATTTCTTGCGGCGTAAATGTCTCTTTAGGCTTTTTATCGTAGGAATAGTCTTCATCATCGCTACTCTTATCCAAGACATTGAGCTCATCAAATCCCATTAAAGACTGCATGAGTTCTTTGTTCTTTTTCTTGGTTGCTTCCATGGAAGCCTGAGAACGTTTATTGGCGGCTTCAATTGCCGCGTTAGCAGCACGAACTTTGGCAGCACCTTGTTTGTTCGACTCCGCAATTTGTCGATTAGCCTCACGAACTGAGGCTGCTTGAGCCTGATTTTGCGCCCGAATTTGAGCATTTGCTTCACGAACTGATTTAGCCTGAGCCGCATTTTGCTTTCGAATCTCTTCGTTTGCCTTCTTAACAGAAGCAGAAGCTTTGCTAGAAGCGGCAGCCGTGTCATTTAGTGCCTTAGATTGCTCATAAAGTCCCTGAGCACCTTGCCGCGCCTTGGAATAGCTCATACCCGTTAGTGCTGATGTGAACTGTGCCAACCATGATGTCGCTTTAGATAATGACGACATTAATGCATTGACAGCCGGAAGTACAAAGTTGTAAATCGGATAGAATGCTGTCAGTAAATTGACCTTGATTTGATTCAGACTACTTGCAAACTGCGCGTTCGTCTTAAATGCTGTCATCATCCCAGTAGCAAGTTGCGTCAAGCCTTGGTACAGCAACCCAAATACGATTAATTGTGATGGGAGGTACTTCAACTGCTGGGCAATGCCGCCCAGGGCCCCGCTGGTCCGTCTAGCACTAGAAGAGGCTTTGTTCATTGAAGAACTACTACTATTTCCAAAATTGCGTATCCGGCTTGTTGCACCTTGAATACCGTTGCTAATGCGACTGAACCAATTAGAAGGCCCCTTACCGGAACCTGATGCTTTATTCATTGCGCTACTTGCCGCACTGCCGAAACGATTATACGAACCTGCCGCTCGTGTAGCAGCCGTCCCGGATTCACCCATCTCAGTATTGAGCTTACCAATTACAGATTTAAGTTCGTCACCACGATCAGAAACATAAGCATAGCTCTTGTTCAGACTATCATTGGAATTAATGAGCTTGTTCATCTTATCGCGTGTGCTCATGATGCTCTTTTCAAGTGCCGTGCTTTGCTTGGTCAGCCGGTCGCTGGCACCCATCGTCTTCATAGAATCCTGAACATCACGATAGGAGCCCTGCAACGCCTTCAACTGACGCCGATAGGTTTCAATTTTAACTTCGTTTTGATCCATAGCTTTAGAAATCTGCCGCAGTGAGTCCGGCACCGCTTTAAATTCTTGTCGCATTGATTGGGCTAGGACTTTAGCTTGGTTTTGATAACGCGTCATCTGAGCTTGAGCGGACGCAACCTGATTATCAATTTTAATTCCTTGCGTCCCATTCTGTTGAGCGGTATTCAAGGACGTTTTTTGATTCATTAAGTCACGCATCTTGGCTTGAGCAGCTCGGGCCTGATCCATCTTTGCATTGATATCACTCAGCATGGCCTGTAAGTCCTGTTTTACCTTAACCCGGCTACCGGTAAACATCTTGCCAGCATTCTGGTTGACCTTGCTAGCCCCGGTAGATGTCGAGCTACTCATTCGTTCGAATGCAGTTTTGATAGTCTCGTTCAAACCGGACAACTGGTCTTGCAACTTTTGAACACCTTTAGAAACATCCATCGACTGCTCGGTCTTGTCCATACCGGACTTCGCACTATCAGCGGTCTTCCCCATCAATTTATCAATCATCGGTTGAACCTTGGCAAATTGTTGTTCCATTTGTTCAGTGTTCACTTTGAATAGCAGTTCAATTTCTTCAAGTTCCACGTTGTTTCCCCCTTCCTATGTAGTTTTTTTGAATTTTCGGGCTGTCTTAATCTTTTGCGATTGCTGCATTAGAAGCAACTGGTCCCGTTTCCATTCAGGAACAGAATCCGACGATGTACTAGTCGCTGTTTTGATAAATGGATAAGCCTCTTCAACCGATGGCATTTTGCTAGGGTCGTTCAAAGCAAATGCCATCATCTCAGCTTGCTTGTGATCCATTACTGCTCTCATTCGCATATCATCTATACGGTTACGATTATTTGCGATTACTTGAACCATGAGTTCACCAAAATCAAGTTCCCAAAAGTGGTCAGAATCAATCCCAGATTGCACGGCCAATGGGTAAATAGCACTTAGCAACTCAGAAACAGTCTGGTAATTATTGCTTAAAGTGTCGTCTCGGTCGTTGGTTCGTTGTCCAGAGTGACTTCCGATTCCGTATTCGTCTTCGAAGCCGAAGCTGTCTTGCCGAAAAAACCAGATTCCTGGAATAAGTCTGTTAGCACTGTAAATAAATCCATTGGGGCATGACCTTCATCAAAATATTTTTCAAAGGCAGCAAAAATATCGTTATCAGTAACGCCGTGAGTTTGGTTCGCACCTTGCAATACGATAAGCATTTCATTCAATGGTGGCAATTTCATTCCGCCATCCGCACTCATAAAGAGCGACATCATAGATTTACCCAAGCGTTTTTCAATATTCAAAATATCACGGCCTGTTAACTTTAATTCAAGTTGTAATCCACCCATTTCAAACTTCTTAGTTGCTTTCTTTACTGTCATAACGTAGTTCCTCCATTTTTATTATTCGTCTCATATCAGCCAGCTGGCCTACTCGTCTCTTACTCAAGTTAATTATTATCTGGATAAAATGTGACGGTTCTAAGCTCCGGCGCTACTACTGGCCGTTGCAAAGTCCGGTCCGTCCGATACGATAATCGAAATCGTGTATTCAAGTGCTCCGTTGACAGCAACGTTACCCATTTTGACGGTATATGAGCCAGTGAAAGAAGCTGTCATCCCATCAGGATAAGTGACCTTCCATTTATATTGCTTATTGTCACCATTGTGCGTTAAAGCCGTTGCAAAGTTGCTGCCCTTGTACACAAAGGTAAAAGCTAACGTTGATGTATTTTCAATCCCAGGAACTGACTTCTTTTTCGTATCTGATAAATCAGTCACATCAATATTTTCTGGGTCTGAACCCATGTCAGGAACGGTCTTAATACCGCCAATTTCATCAAACTTAGTGCCATCCACTGACATTTCAAGCTTGGTCCCTGTTCCGGCAAGCCCGGCACTAGCGTCTGCAGCAAATCGTTGTAAATCAAATACTGTTAAATTCTTTTTCAATTTCAATCATCCTTTCAACTTTCAAATACGCGGTGACTAGTGTTATCAACAACACCAGTAAATCGTAATACAGTGCGATTCACACCCGCTAAATTGCTATCACCAACATCGCTTGAAAAGCCCATATCACCAAATGATGACATGAGCTTATTCGTGATTGCCGTTGTGCTACCTTCTTTTAAGAAGAGGTCAATTGTGATCGTCCATTCCGTTTGCAACTCCTGCTGATTAGCATCACGAAAATAGGCTTTATGTGCCGTGTTGTATACAGCGATTGGGAACACCGTTAAATTATCTGGGTACGTGGTTGAGACCTGTTTAATTTCCGGTATAGCCGTTAGTGCTTGATACACTACTGACTTCACATTAATAATTACCATCAACTACCCCCTAATTTGTTATGGAGTGCGGCCTCCACACTCTGCTTAATCATCTCTGGTGCCTCACGACTGGCTTGTTTGACGGCGGGGGTTAAAAACTGGCGGGCGGGTTGACCGCTTGTCCGATAGAATGTGTGTCCGTCGATTTCGATTTTAGGCATACCATACAGTTCACTCAGGTCAGTATCAACGTCATCAGCAGGAATGAACCAAGGCGTTTGCCTGTACACTGGTGTAAATCCATCGGGTAAATCTTTTTGCGACTCCTCACCCACTCGTCCAGTACCGAGCTCACGAAATAGAGCTACTGGGTCATCGGACCAGACACGACCGACAATCTTGCCATCACTATCGACAACCTCATATTTAATACTTCGAGCTAACTCACCATTTCCATACTTAACGCTGGATTGAAGTTCTTTGACTGCATAGCCCTCTGCTTTCTCAACAACATCAAAAGTAGCATCCCAGATGGCATCGTGAACCACACTGGGCATTTTTTTGAGCTGAGCTTTCAGCTTATCACTGCCACGCCATTCAACTTTAGCCATCCTATTCGCCTCGTTTACGTTGCTCTAAAGTGATATTTTTATGGGTGCTGAATGTTTGTATCGAATTGATAACGTAATCTGGCTCGCTATCTTTAGTAACATTGACACAAACACCCCAATTTTCTTGTTGGCCTTCATTGATCTGATTACCTTGATACTTACCAGATTTAATGTACTTAAGGTCTTTGCCCCAGATTTGCGCATTCACTGAACCGCCAGCAGCTTGAATGTTCATCCTCACTGCAATTGGATTGCTCCATCCCGCCGTAATGACATTACCTTCATCATCGTGACCTGATTGTTGTTGTCGTAAATAAACAGTTGTCAGGTCTGTTGGTCTAAGGCGCATTAGAATCGCCTCGTTTTCGCGACTCGGTAAGGTGCTAGCGCGGTTTTAATTATGTTAGGTAGTCCCAGTTCAAACGATTGAGAAACGCCGCCTTCTGACCTCGATGCTTCGCCTTCTGTTCCTTGCTCGTTGTACATGATAATGGCAAGCCGTTTTGCCTGAATTAGAATCGGTGTCGAGAGTGAAGACCGGGTATAATCCAAGCACGTTTGAACAGCGTCATCAAAGATGTCATCAACCACCGCAGCATCCGGCGTGTCTTTCTCAACACCTAATCGCGTATATAGTCTTGTCAATTGTCCCGCCTTATCTGGTGGGCTTGGTTTAGCCATACGATCATCCTCTATTCTTCGTCGTCTGTTTCTAACTGAGCATTATCGGCAGTTTTCTCGTCCTTCTGCTTATCAAGACAAACAAAAAGCTCATCATTGAACGCGTCTTGCGTAATGCTGAGCTCATCACCTTTTTTATACCGAGTATCTTTATACCGAATTGGGTAATCTTTAACGCGAACCTTCATTATCAATCACCTCTAGGCTAAAACCTGAGCTTGAAATACCTCATCCGCCGCGGCAAACGCTGGAAGCGCAACTGCTGAGGCTTTTTCCCAAGTCCCAATTGGATCATTAGTTTCGGTATAAATCATATCGTAAACACTACCCACAGCGTTAATTTGCGCTGGGCCACTGAATTGTGCTAACTCTTCTGGAGTTGGTCCAAACACTTTATTACCAATCGGGTCATCGTTCATTAAGACAAGTCGATTTTCTGGGAAGTAACGACTCTTGGTAATCTTGCCATCTTTTCCGACTTGGGTATATTTTTGATCATAAGTCCGAAAAATTGGTAAACCTTGTGCCTGCATGAAGGTGTCAAAGTCGGCTTGTCCAAGTGCCCGAGTAGAGTTACCATACACGGCTTGTAGAACTTTGGTATTAGTCGTAATCAATCGATAAATCTTCCGACTAGTTAGCGCCCGGGTTGGTGTAATATCCATCTTATCGCACCAGCGCGTAATATCACCAAGGATATCCGCGTCGCCGTTATCCCATGTAGCAGCTCCAGTCAAAGCTTCCTGATGTTCAGTCGGAACTTGATAATCAAGTTGGACAGCAAGTTTACCACTTTCATCTGGCAAAATAGTCTTACCTGTTGCTAAAACGTCCATAGCGGTCTTTTCAATTCGTGCTAAAACGCCTTGATTGAGCACATCAAAGTCGTTATAAACGTGTTGTTGCAAGTAGCTAGCTTCTGCAGGCGTCCGCGGATTGAGCATCGCATACAAATCTTTTTCTTTAATCTGCATCTTGCGCTTAATCAAAGCCAGTTCGATGGCAGCGCCCGAGGCAGACCGACTGCCAATTTCGGCTTCACTATCAAAAGCCGCATAGGATGCAATCACTGGAATTCGATTTTGACGTTTCAAGATATCAACAGTTAGTGAGTTGACTTTGATTGCTGGGAATAGTTCATCACCTTGCATCGCTGGATACTGCCGATTCAATGAAAAATCGATTAAATCATGTTGCGTGAATAAATCTGAAATTTGAGCCATTTGTTTTCTCCTCCTTTAATTAGGCTTGTGATTTGGCGGCGGCGTCCGTATCAGTGAAAGTAATCTTCTTTAATGCCGTGATAGCCTCAGTTGTTGGCGCCACTGGTAAGCGTTGGCCAAATAAATAGCCTTCAACAATCACGCCAACCATTTGAGGGCCACGTGTAACGTCCACTTCGTTAATCGTGATTCCTTCCGCCTTAGCGTCATTAGTTGGATAAATCGTGCCGGCTGGAATAACTTTATGTCCAAAAGCATCCGTCTTCACCGCGTAACTGGTGTCATCAACCTGCCGTGAGAATGATACGAACTTTTCAGATGCCATGAAATTCTTTTGTTCTACTGTTCCTTTATCAAATACATAAGCCATAATCTAGTACCTCCCTATTTTGTCGCCCATAAACTGGACTTTGCTGGCTTTTGCGAGTTATTTAATTTTTCAGCTGCTGTTGCACCTTCAGATTTATTTGCGGATGTATCAGCACCCGGCAATGTGGTCCCACTGCTTGCGATTCGCTTATCGATTGCTTGCTGTAAACTCTCTGTAAATGCCTTGCTGATTGCAGTGTAAGCCGCTTCAATGCCTTTATCATCTGCTAAAACATCATCACCAAAAGCCGCAATCAGTGCTGTCGGCAAATCGTCTGCACCCAGTCGAGCCGTCACTTTGGCTTTATTTTCAACAATAGTTCCATGACGCTGTGATTCAGCAAGTTGCTTGGTTAATTGGTCTTTATCATAGTTGGCCTTTTCCAGGTCAGTCATCTTGTCGTAATCTTTTTGCTGCTGAGCTTCACTAGCCTGTTTTTCATCATGTGTTTTAATTGCCGAAGCAATCAGCTTATCAACACTTGATTGCCAGTCCTTTTCACTAGCAAACGATTTAAACGGCGTATCTGCCTGATTGTCTTGGTCAGAGTCGTCATTGTTGCTATTTTGATTGGCGTCGATTGTGTTAGGCGTGCTATCAGCCGTCTGATTGCTACCTTCATCCCCGCCAGTTCCATTATCACCGTCAGCAAACATCTGTAAATTCATCTTTAGTTTGAGTAGCTTTTTCATAATTAAATTCCTCCACACCCACGCATTTCCGATAACTCAGGCCACAAAAAAAGCACCCCGTGCATTACTCTAAGAGCCCCACACATTGTGCTAAATTGACCGTGGCGTCATTATCAGACCCACGCATGCTATTTAGTTTGAGTAGTTTAGAGACGTGCTCAGGTCATCCATGCTAATCCTGATGGAACATTGTCGAAAGGATCATCGTGGCGGTTTGTATTGCTGTTACTTGATCATATCCTTTATTAAGTGCTTCCTCATAACATGTTAGAAATGCATCCGTCATGAGCTTAAAGCCTTGCTCCGTGTCAGCGTCAAACGTCAAGCCCTTCATTGCCATCTCGGTGTAACGCATTAAATCCGAATTATCTTTACTCATCGTGTTCTCCTCGTCGTACTAAAAAACGCCCAATCAAAATGATTGAACGCCCTACATTGCAACAATAACGATATCTTGCCATTGGTCACGGATTTTCTTGCCATCAATTACATAATCAAGAATCTCATCAACGTCGTCAGTATCTTTGAAGTGATAATCAAAATCACCATTATCTTTAGAAATGATACGTTTGCCCTCACTGTCAAAGCCAATGTACCACTCAACATCATTGATTTTGATTTGAACCTCCATACGAACATCTAACGCAAATCGAAGTTGCTCCAAAGACTCTAAGTGATCCGAATCAGCTTTTACTCGTCTTACCACCATCTTTATTCACAATCCTTTCTGCAATCGTTAATTTCCGCCCAGGTTCTTCACGCCGGGGAACAATCTTGCCATTTTTCTTTGTAACGCGTAACCAGGGATGCGCGTGTGGCACAATCGTGTGCATTTTAGCATTACCATGGTCGGTAAAATCAATGTCCAGCCGGGCCTTTCCTGTCTTACCATAATATCTTCGTGTAACTAGTTGTCCATCGACATAACGGTCAAAAACTGAGTTGGCTTCCTGTTGATACGGAACACCGTGCACTTCACCAAAATTGTGTACATTGTTCAACGCAAATTGTTCGCGCCGAACCTCGCGCGCTACTTTCAACAGGTTCTGATAACTATCACTGTCATTATACTTCATCGTTTGAAAATCTTCGAATGTTTCGGGTACGTTATCTCCACCTAAAATCCGTTTGTATTCATCATACTGGGTAGTATCATACCGACGATTGCCAACCCGATTATCTAAACTATCGAAAGCCTGCGGACCATGCTTTAAGATTACTGCCTGGCGCCAATCCTGATAAGTAGCATCCGGCTTCAGCTTGAGCTTTTCACCAGTAATTGGATCATTCGCTGTCCGTTGCATCATGTACTGGCTATCTGACAAATAGATGATTGCGACAGTTCGGCAAAATGGATGTAACGGCGGAAAATTAACATTCACTTCCGCTTCATCTACGTTAAATACACGGCCGTCAATACTACGACAGATTTTTGAAGTCCGCATATCCAGCACGGCAACCAGTTGGTACTTTTTAACCCCGCGTCGTTTCCATTCATTGAGCTTCGTTTGATTATGAAAGTAGTTGGCTTCTGTTCTAATCAATCGTCGCGTATTGTAACTGCTAGTTCCAAACTCCTTAGCTAAAGCTTGTACCATGTCACGCTCACGCATACCACTCATCTGCTGAGCCGTGAATAGTTCACTGAGTCGGTCGGCTAGTTGGTCCGTGTTATGCCAAATCCGTTTAGAGTAGTTCTTGCCTTTAAACGGCGCATCTAATGTAGCCTTAACGTACTTCCCTGACAACTCTTTAAACCGTGTTATTGGTTCGTCTGGGTTCACTTTAACTGTTACCATCTCTTTACCCGTTTTAGGGTCAAAGATAGTTCTAGTGTGCATTTTAGGCTGACTATCAGCGCTCACGCCCGGAAGAATGACGTCTTTATCAAAGCCACCTATAATACTCTCGTTAGTTGCCTGATCAAGTGCTTCTTGAATTACCTTGGTATAAAGGTCCGTGGACTTCTCAATCTCAACAGATGCCGCTTGTTTCACCGCAATGTAGCTCTTAGCCTTGAGCTCTTCCAATCTGGTAATACGGCCCTTAGCTGCCATCTGTGATAAGTAGTTAGTCACTTGCTTCTTTGACTCCTTATCACTGACATTATCAGCCAGGGCCCGTAACGTTACTAACTCAGTCGGACTAACATTGGTGTTTAGAATCTGTTGTGCCTCGGCCTCCGTCGCTTTACCGTCCGTAAAATATCGTTTGTATATCTGTGATACCTCGCCAGTCAAATAGTTCTGAGCACGCATGTACGCCCTTGCAATGATAGTCGCTTGTTTGGTTGCAGTATCATGTGATTTCTGTTCGCTCTGAACGGCTCGCAGTTGCCAGTAACTTAACTTGCGTTTGTCATCTGCCACTCCTACACCTCCGAGCTTATAAAATCAAATACAGCAAAATTAAAATGCCTGTAATTGGCTTCCATCCAAGCGAAACTAATCCAAGCATTTTAATTATCACGATCACAAATACACCAATCGTTTTAATGATTTTATTCAATTCTGAGTTAATTGCCCTTCACCACCACTTGCAAATTCTGAGGATATTGTGCTGAAATATCTTGTAGTCCGTGTAATAAGGTCTCACACAGAACTTTGTTATCAGCACTGGGCTCAATCAATCCAATAAACAAGCCACCATTTTCGTTAACAGTGGCGTTAGATAGCTCATTAGTGATGGCTTGGCCAAGCACCGAAACAGCAGCACAAACTAGGTCATGGCCCTTAATAGCACTATTCGCGTGGCCCGTTATCTGATAACTCACTACCTGCTTTTTGTTTAATTGAAACGTTGCCAGAATCATCCGCAGTTACCTCCTCGTTATCTGTGGCAGGCTCGCCGCCCATAGCTTTCTGCTGTAGCTTGAGTGCTTTCTCCTTTTCCTGATCCAGCATCTTAATTAACTCTTGTGGGTCATTTGTCCCAGGCAACCACCCGAGTGATACCAATTGCGGAATGACACCTTCAGCATTCTTGATATTGCTAATGACATCCGCCATGTTGACTGGAATATCAGGAACAATATTAATTGTCGCTCCGGAGGCATCTACTGACTGGCCTTTAAACGCTAAAATGTTCTGCATCAGTTGTAGACGCTGGCGAATTCCACGTGTTAAGTATCGCTGCTTAGTCGCCAACAATTGGAGTAAGCCGAACAGTTTGTACTTCATCGCTTCGCCGCTAATCGTCCCAGCAAAATTTTCGTCGTTCATGTTAGGGACGTAAGACGTTTGATGAATGTCATCCTTAATCGACTTAACAAGTACTTGTAACTGTGATTCGTCAAAGCTCTTAGTCAACCATTCAACGCTAGCACCCTGGTCGCCTTTACCAGGCGCTTCTAGAATACCGTCCTTCAAGTTAGCTCCTTCACCGTCCTCGCCCTCATCTAGGGTAAAGCCATAGACTACCAGCAAGGCATCCACGAAGTTCTTTTTATCGGTGATACGGTCTGACTGTAATTCGTTATAGGCGTTGATTAGGCTAATCGTTTGCTCAAAATCACCTTGACGCTCTTCGTTATTACGATACTCAATAAGTGGGACACCATTAAAATAATGTTGAATGGCCTTAGGTTTGCTTGCCAAATTAGCATCTGATAGCACTCGTCCTGTCTTGGTTCGATACTGAATAATCCAGTGGGCCGTATAGACAGTAATCAAATAACCCTTAGCATTACCAAGCAGGTCCTTCTTTTCCACGTAGTAAATACCAAACAGCGAATTTTTATCCAACGTGTCATCCGTTACCAGCACACAGCCGCGCGGATCAATTTTTTCAATTGCCAACTCGGTAGTTGCGTCTGACACCTTTTTGATGTATAGCAGCTCATAGGCACACCCAAACACGCTTAAATCTTTCTCCATCTCCGTATTATGCGAATCAATATCCATTTGGTCCTGAGCATCCGTAATGGCTTTAATATCCTTACCGTTCGCCGGTGAAATGGATACCGGATTACCAGTTGTAAAGCCGGTAATCATGTCAGTAATGTATTTGGCGTGGTTCGTCATTACCTTTTCATCTGCACGATCCAACTTAGCCGCCATCTCAAGATTTCGGCTTAAGATGTGCTGATTACCCTCATAGTAGTGTTCCAACATGTTATAACGGTCAATACGTTGCTGTTGTTGATTGATAGCATAGTTAATTACATCAAAGCTAGGGTTTTCAATATTGCCAGCCAATTCACGGTCAATCGCAACGTTGGACCCGCGCTTCTTGTTCAAATCATACTGCATCCGCTCACCTCCTATCCTCTTAATCCCTTTGGCTTCTTAATTGTCCGTGCCTTGAGCCGTTCGTGTGTGTTATAGACGGCATACCGTAACGCGTCCATTACGTCATCGTTAAGCTTGACGGGTAAGCCCGTAGCCTCATCCCAGACATACTGATAGATTTCATCTAAGAAGGCATCAATCGCTTCTTTGATAACAAAAAAGTGGCCTTGCTTCATGCACTTAGCCACCGACTCGATTCCTGATAAAACCGATTTTTTAGCATTGAACGCCTTGAGCCCTTCACGTTGGAAGCGTGCAACGTGTTCGGGTCTCGCGCTATCAGCCCAAAACTTAACATTTCGGCCATAGCGATGCTGAATATCTTTTGCAATCTCTACCCAGTAATCAATCTCTTCAAACTGACGTGTATGTTCTTCAATCAAATAAGTATTGCCAACTCGATCATCAGCCATTACAACAATCGTTCCTTTATGTTCATAGCCCCAGTCGACTCCCGCATAGTAAGTTAAGTCTGCTGGCAATTGAGCCCGTGGAATAATCATTTCGTCCTTATTAAAATCTTTATACACCATACCTTCACCAGATACCCATAGACCGAGTATTGCACGGTCGTAAAACACTCCGGACGGCGTACCCGCTTTTTGATGTTCAACGTATTGTGGGGGCAAAAAGGTATTATCATCGATTGTAAAATGGAAACTAACGATTCCTGCTTTAGGATCATCGTTATCAATATAGCTGGCTTTCAAGTAGTGAGTCGGAACGTCTGGGTTCGTATCGCAAATAATTCGCGCACCTTGTGCTGAGCACCGATTAAGGATTTCATTGAATACCTCTTCATTAGCAAGGCTAGCTTCGTTAATATACGCCCCAAACGAGGTCATCCCACGAATGGCACCCAGCCCTGCAATAGACCCGGTAAACGTCTGCACAATTTTCACGCCAAACAGTGTGAAAGAGTTATGCTTGTCGAACTGAAAGTTAATGTCATATTTATTCGTCAGTTCCTGTAATACGTTGTTTTGTAGCGACTTGCTTGAATACCCCGCTAAAATGTACATTGGTTCCTTGACCCCTAATTTGTCAGCAACCTGACGAACACGCCGCAGTTCCATCAAGAAGGCGTCATTATCAACGACAGTTTTACCAGACCGAACAGCACCATAGTTTATCAGTAGTCGCCAGTCCGTCCGCCGCAAGGTTTTCAGCACTTGAACTTGTTTCGGCGTATATAGCTCACTAATTGCCATCGCTATCACCACCTAGGACGTCATCCAATTTATCCAGATATTCAGAAACTTTTGCTTCAGTACTATCGGTTGAGGCATTCATAATGCGAGCTTTAGACTCTGCAATATCCGCGTCAGCTTTAAGCTTGCGAATCTGTTGTTCAACAAGCTTATTGTTATCCGGATAACGCTTCAGTATTTCCTTAGTAGCGCTTATCCGTGTTTTCAAATCAGCTTCTTTGTGCTTCTCGTACACACCGTCAGCAGTGCCAATATAAACCGTTTCTTTGGTTTCGCCTCTAGCGATACTAGTAAGCAACTCAACAGCTTCTGTGGCGTCCATAATGCGTTTGGAAGCTATTTCGGCCATTCGCTCATCGATGTAAGATTTAATTGCAGGTTTTTGCAGGTTTTCAGTAGCTATAGAATGTGCAGACCGGCTTTTGTATCCAGCTTTAATTGCAGATTCTTCCTTTTTTCCGGACTCGATGTACTCGTCGGCAAACCTCTGCTGTTTGGGCGTTAACTTTCGTTTCATTACATACCACCACACCTCCTGATTTTATTACTAGAAACCACTATACATGATTAAATTTCTATTGCTTTTACACTTTCGTCACTCTATAATTTATGATAAACAAACATATATCTCTTCACCCAAGGCATACCGTTCTGTTCATTCTATGGATTTCAACGACTGTTCTTGCCTTGAAAGGGGTGGTTAGTATGAAGGATTTAAATATTATATTCAGTATCATTAATTCATGTATTTCAATCTTGAGTACAATCGAACAGTGCGGGTGAAGAGATATGTGCTTGTTTAACCGTTCTTTTGAACGGCTTTTTATTTACTGATTTTTCCAAACTAAAAGCGCCATACTGTTTAGCACGACGCTTCTTATCCTTGTACCACTTATCTAGCCGGGCATCAGCCTGCACCCATTCAGGCGGCTCGTACCCGTATTTACTTCTTATCATTTTCGCCATGAGGCACCTCGTCATCGATCAGCTTAGCTAGCCGTCTCAACTCATCAAAGCTAATTGACATTGCTACACTGTCTCCACCAACATCATCGGTAGCCAATAAGAAACCACTTGATGGATTAATTGCCAGGCTTAGTTCCTCACCAAAACCATCTTGATAATTAAAGCTTTTTTGCATTGCGCTACCTCCTAATCGTATGTACTAAAAAAGCCTGACGCCAGCCAGGCCTATGTATTGTTGTCTCATAAGATGGCGATCCCGTTATTCAACAATACAATTTAATATCATACTATATTCAACATTATTTGAGTTGCAATACACACTATTTACTTTACTAAAAAGAGCCCAACTAAATGTCAGACTCCTACACACAGCTGTTATCAGAAAAACGATTATAGTTTTTGTAACCATGTTTGATTATGTTACCACAGCGCACATGTTTCCGCATGTAATCTGGTGGCCGTTTGATTGCGCGTCTTATGTAAGTGCCGTCCAGTTTTCCACGCTGAATGGCAAGCGAGTAAGCAGTTATTGTTGATTCAAATGATTTCACGCACTATCGCTTGCATACTTGCTTGCTTAATGTGCTTGGTAGGGATTTACACCCTACATGATGTGTGGACATACTGGTTGTCAACCAACACCCGTTACTCGCGTCTGACTATGCGTCTACCTATTCCGCCACGGCACACCTTGGATAGTGTCACCCAAACCACTAACAGTGACCTATAACTCACTGTTGTTTACAGTGTTCATGTATTTTTACACTCCGGAAGCTATCCTTCTCCCAGAAATGATGGTATTAAAAAACGCCACACCGTTTGGCATGACGATTTTTCTTGCTTGACAATAAATATCATTCATGATTTATCTTGCAACTAATCATTTTGGTCTCTTCTTATGCATCAAAAAACTTAGCTATTAATTCAACCCATAATTTTTAATTGATGACTGAAAATATCCAACTAATCCACTGTTTCACGGTACTTCTTCGTCTTGGAATAGTAGAGCCGCTAATAGAACCAACATATGCTTTCAAAATGGAATCAATATAGTTATTGTCAGCCACACCACCATTTTTAATATATGAATCGAAAATTAGCTTTAAGGTCACATGACTGAGCATCTGTTTAATTATCAGCTCATTTCGTTTATTCGAATTAGGTAAAGAATTTACCATATGTCCTAACTCATTCAATTGATATTTGCCATTAATATGAGTGGCTAATCCTAAAAAGCCAACACAATTAGCATAATAATCGCTCTGCCGAACATCAAATCCAAATAATCTAGCCAATTCAAACTTATCTTTGGGTTCTTCTAAATATTTGATCGTGTCTAAAACCATCTGAAAAGTATTTGCCTGAGGATATGGAAAATTCTCTGGTTCTGGATTCATAGGTGAACTTGCAGAAATTTGCTTAACTACATCCATATTTAAATCTAAAGTTTTATCAAGGATAAAACTAAATTGCGCAACTTTTTTTATAGACGAATAGTTGTTCAAACTAGTAAACTCAAACTGATAAAAGTTAAATACCTCATCAGCATAAGTGAAATACAAGGGAATAACAGGTTTTCCAGTTCCTAATTCATTATAAACGCGATACGGATAATATAGCTGTCGAATCATAAAATCAGCTGGAATATGAGTCTTTGCTTCTACAATCGCTAACTTATCCGTATTTTCAAATCCTGCGTCAATTTCCACCTGTGCATTTTCAACCCTAAAATCATACATTGTCTTATCACGGAGTTGAATTTTGTAGTCTAAATCACCAGACTTTAAACGCCCAGTAATTGTATCTATAGCTGGAAAATACTCAGAACTTTCCATGATATAATCAATCATACCAGTCGCTTTAGCTACATTTAATGCAACAGCCTCAGAAGTTATATCGAATGTATCCCATGTCTTCACCCATTCAGGTAGAGACACAGGAACTGGTTTTATATTGTCTACTACCAATGGCTTATACGCTAAAAACCGTCCAATAACATAGGTCCCACGAGTAGTCGGTAGAATCGCTAATTTATTTTTCCTAAACAGCTTCGGCAAACTAGATGACCAGTCAAACTTCGTAATCAATCTTGGCTCATAAAATTCCTTAATTTTTGAGGACGTTATACTAAATACGCCGTCTCTATTAACATGGTTTAAAATATCATACTTGCTAAAAAGACTAGCCCATGCATCATCAGCTTTTGTCATATGAAATCACACATTTTAACTTTCTTCCAAGTAATTATAGTTCATTATTAAAACTTCGTTAACTTTTCCTCTTCCATTTCCCTTTGAGTTAATATTTCTTGAAGCAGGAACTATGATCGTATTTTTACTGTAATCAGAATAAATATCATGAATAAATGGTACCGATGAATTGCTCAGCATAACCTTGACACCCTTTTGAGTTAAATCATCCATAAGGTCTCTCAGTCGTACCTGTTCATCTGCGCCAAAACCATTTAATGTGTACCCTACAAAACTTTGTTTATCATTCACCATGGGTGCATATGGAGGATCAAAATAAACAAAATCTCCATACTTTGCATCTTTTACAGCTTTCTCAAAATCTACATTTAATATCTTTATCCTAGATTTATTCAAAAAAACACTGACCGCTTTAAGTATTTCAGCGTTTACAATCGCCGGATGCTTGTATCTACCATATGGAGTGTTAACTTGATTTTGCCTATTTACACGAAACAAACCATTAAACCCTGTTTTATTTAAGAAAATAAAACGTGCCGCACGCTCAACATCAGACTTCCCGTCAATTATTCCATTTCTATCCCACTCGCGAACCTTGTAATAATACTCACTCGAATTATTGGCCTCATGGATTCTTAGTTCATCTAATAAATCATCAAGATTATCTCTTATTACTTCATATGATAAAATCAATTCAGTATTAAAATCATTAATGGTTGATGGCGTATGTTGTAAATTAAAAAATACAGCTCCGCCGCCAACAAAGGGTTCAAAATATCTCCCAAAATTTTTAGGCATATATTTAGTTATTTGTGGTATTAATTGTCTTTTTCCTCCAGCCCATTTTACAAATGGTTTAACCAGTGGATTTTTATATTTCACCATGTTTTTTTCACTCACATCCTAATAAGCAATTATTACATTCAATCTTATCATACAAAAGTGTTTAAGCAAACGCCTGTTCCTGCAGGCAATCTTGTGGTCAGTTTAATTGCGCTTGTATGTGCTTGGTAGGGATTTGCACCCTACATGGAGCCACCCAATATACGCTGCTAATGGTCTTAAGCATTCCACATACATATACTCTCTCACATGGATGAATTGTGCGCGTCTACCTATTCCGCCACAAGCACGCGTTATGCGGTCAACTCCCATTGGGTGCTGTATCACATAACTATATCGCTGGTAGGAGTCGAACCTACATCCCATTGTGGCTTACCAATTAGCCCACAGCGATACTCACATTTAACGGCCGACGTTAAATACGAAGACTAATGCCGGCGGCAGAGAGGAGCGCATCACCCCTTATAAATCCGCCGGCTACACAGATAGCTGGATTTGAACCAACATAGACGGTTTTGGAGACCGCCATCTTGCCAATTAGATCATATCTGCTTAATAGACGGGCCGTCATATCAACTTAATCAAGGAGGCAACACAAACTGTACATCTGTGCCCGTCTAACGTAGCCTGCTGGACTCGAACCAGCGACAACCTGATTAACAGTCAGGTGCTCTACCAACTGAGCTAAGGCCACAATAATAATCAATTAGAGCTATCAGAAAAACGTTTATTTGTCGCCCTAACCAATTATCGATAATACTAATTTACCACCGATTTATTGCTATGGAGTCCGGCTTGAGTTCGGAAAAAGTTCGGTTAAAGTCCGGTTTGAGTTCGGTTTTGATAAATATTCAGATCTTCTAGGTAGTAGCTCTGTGCGAACTGTAGCATTGCCAATGGCTTCCAGCGGTCAAAATACTGCGTCTTGCTGTAGCCAATATCCATGTAGCACATCGTGTCGCTGTAGCCTTGCAAATATAGCCGATCTAATATCTCCTGGCACTCATGATCACAGCGAGCCATTGCCTGAATAGTCTGTCGGACAATCTGCTCTGCATACAGGCGGCGTGTAATCCGATCCTCGGCCGAATTACCAGCTGGGGCCGACTTAGGCATGCCATCCATGCTAGGCGATTTAAGATCAGCGACCGAATGGCCGGACGCCCGAACTGCTTGCGGTAACTTCTTATCCAAGAACCGCCGCACCTGTTTAATTGTTTTATCTTGGTCAATTGGTGGAAAAATTTCATCTGAAATAACTTGCTGTTCGCCCATCATGCGCCCCTCCGCTTTCGTATGCTATAATTAACTTATTCGGAATTAGTTGTAGCGCGGTCAGCGATGGCAGCGCTTTTTTATGTTATACTTACAACGGTCATTCGAGTGGTCCCGTGACTGGTCGCCTTAACGGGCGGCTTTTTGTTTGCTTCGGCGTGTTCCTTCATACGCCGGTGCTTCCGTTTAATCGTTGAACGCTTCTTAGTGTGTTTAGGCATTCTCGTCCTCCGTGATTTCATCTATTTCTACTCTAGGATTTCGTTTATCAACGGCAAATTCGTCCTGGAATCCTGTGATGTGCTTTCGATTATCGTTGCCTAAAAGCCCAGCCTTCATAAAGCCGTCCAGCACAAACTTTTTAGCAAACGCGATATTATCCGCATCTTTCCGGTTGTTCTTCGTGTACCACGTAAATTTAAGCTTGCAAGGCCAACTGAATTCAACTCCGGAATTCCGACTTGCCCGCGCATATACGCTGCACAGGGCTGTATATCGCTTCTTGAGACTAGCTGCGGCGTATCTGTTGGCCCGTTCAGCCTTGATGTACTCATTTAAGCTAGGTAGTTCGCCCTTGATCACGACTTTACTCATACTTTCGGCACCCGGCTGATGTAATAGCCGCAAACAATGCCGTTTGAGTAGCTTGCTTGCCTTATCGATCTAGCTGGGGCACCGAGCTTTTCACCCAGCAACTCGACTGTTTGCCCAGTAATAATCTCGTTGGGATTGTCGTACTTCTCGGCCCGCCAGTACTCGTTGCGCAGTGGCAAGCTGTACTTGTGTACGAGATAGCTCACTCGCTTGGTAATGTAGCCAGTTTCGTCTGTCAACGCTCTAATAGTGTATTTGCCGGCACGATGAGCACGGCGAATATCTCTAATTTGCTCACGTTCCTCAGCTTGGGGATCTGGTAACATACTAGCTAAGTAAGCTTCATCACTGCGTACCTTAGTCCCAGGCTTAACCAGTCTAACCGGGAACGGCCATTCACCAGATTTGTAGTTATGTTGCGCGAGCTTAAACATTTCCGGTTCTGGCCCGATTGCTAGTGGGTGATCGATATCGGGTAGATCAGCGTTAATTACTAGCACCTGTGTTTCATTCATTCGCTCACCTCCGTTTGCAATCCTTGTCTAGCTTGCTCGAGATCAATAAAATACTCGGCTGGCTTACCCCAACATTGGGTCAAATCAAAATTTAAGCCATCCCTCTGATATTCAATAATTAAAACCTCGAGTGCAAATAGCTTGTACTCATGAGCGCACACTTCATCTTGCGCGCTACCGCCAGCCTTTAAATGCCGCTTCATACGCTGCTTAGTCCAGTGCAATGCGGCCGGTTCATAGGCATGGTTAGCGGCTAACTTGACTAATTGATTACCCCAATTCATTTAGCTTCCTCCTGACTGTTCATGAGCGCTAGAAAATCATCGTCACTCATATCGTCCTGCTGGTTATCACTTGAATTTGGCTTAGAATCCGCCTGAGAAGCGCCGTTTTGCATCCACTTTGGCGTAACTTCTTTACGGCGTGGTTTTGAATAGCCACTAGGTTTTCTTTCGCTCTTCATGCGGTCGTCATGATTAGCAGCAGCCTTTTTAGCCTGCTCTAACGTCGTAATATTTCGTTTCTTCCAACCCGCAACAATTGCACGAACGTATTTCAAACATGCATTAGATCCAATCTGATGTTCTCCAGCAACCCAAATTGCATAGGCAATCACCTCAGGCTTGAACTCTTCCAGCCATTCATCAATTTCGGGACGAGCAATACCATTTGGAAATCCCCACAGGTTGGTCCAATCGTTAATGACCTGCTCGCGCGTCACGCCCTCGTCATCATCATAAGAGTCAGTATCAGTCAAGTAAGGGTCAGTACTAGTAAGTTCTTTATGTTCTACTGGTTGACCTCCACCTTGCCCAACCGGTTGACCTACTTCATCTAAACCAGTTGGCCTACTTTTATGGCTTGTAGTTGGGTTACTGGTTGGGTAACCAGCTGACCTACTATATAAATTAATAATGCGATATTCAGGCGGTTTCACATTTTTCTTGCCTCTAACGTATTTAATTAGTCCTAGTTGCACTAATGAGTTGCGTGCTTTATCGAGGCCGGGTTCGGATAGTCCTGTCAGACTGAGTAATGCCGAATTTTTCATGCGAAACTGAACGTCCAACTTGCCTTCATCGTTCGCATAGTCTAATAACTCGCGATACAGATTATTTTGGCCGTTAGAGACACTCGCTTCATACATTTTAAAATTGCGGTACGCTCGTCGTTGCTTGAAGTAATCCAAATTCGTCCCTCCTTTACTAATGGGCCTTTCACCCGTTCGGTGGATTCAGTCACTGCTGTTCAAGCCAATTCTGTTTAGTCAATCTATGAGTAAGTCGTCTGCACTAACGACGCTCTCTAACTTTTTGGTACTACGACAATAAGCACAATGTCCGCATTGGGTAGGATCTGCTTCGCCTTTAATGACATCTTGAATATGCTGTTGAGATTCCAATACCTGGTTCATAGCATTAGTAAGTCGGTACTCCGGTAAATCAATAGCCTGCTTGTCTGGTGGATCCTGTTTGCTTACTGCCACGATGTACGGTTTGCACGTCACGCCAAATTGCTGCTTAATCAACTCTTGATAGACTGCCATCTGAAGTGGGTAGTTATACGCATATACAAACGGTTCCTTCTCACGAGTTTCTGGATTCCAATACGCCTTGTATATGTCAGCGGTCGTCTTGAGATCCACGAAGTAACCTTGTTTCAAATTGAGGCAATCAATCTTGCCCTTCCAGGGATAACCACCGATTCCACCAGTTACAATCACTTCTTTATCGCCTTGATAAAGAAGATTAAAATCATGATCGTCAGATAAGGCTTCAATCATGGATTCAGCAATTTTAAAGCCCTTTTTGAGCTGGCCTTTGCTTGGGCCCTGGCTTGAAATTGCCTCTGGATGTTCATCAACAAACTTGGCATGAGCTTTCTCGCTTTCAAAGTAGCTGTGAAGCCAATTTCCAACGACTAGCGCCGTTGAGTTCATACATGGTTCCCATTTACCCTGCAACTCGGCTAACGCTTCTGCTTCACATGCTAGAAACTTCTTGAACCATGTTGCTGACATAAATGATTGATCTGTCCAGCGATCGTAATAGTTAGCCGGCGTCAAGGTCTCCGAGGTTGTCGAAGAGGTTTTGCTGGTCGACTTCGTCTTTGACAGGTTCTTGATCATTGCTTGATGCCTCCTTTACAGCCGTTCTAACGGGTTCTTTAGCTGGTTCGGCAGATTCTACCTTCTCGGCTTTATTCTCTGCTACATCAGCTTCTAATGACCTTTTAGTCGGTGTTACGTCTTTTCTATCGTCATTCTCATATTCGTTGCTAGTGGTTTCGTTAACTGCTTGCACGAACAAATCGTTGTCGCTTGAACTGTTAATGTAGAACTTTGCAGCTCGATTAATTACAGTCCGTTTAGCCATCTCTTCTGGGAACTCGTTTTGAACCTTCTTCGTCTTAGCGTGGCTCCAACTGGTGTCGATGTCTTTTTTTGTCATAACCGTGTATGTCCGGTTCCTGTTGATGTCTTCAATCCATGCAAAGGCCCCGATAATTGGCTTATCTAGGTTCTCAAAGCTTGGCTCGAACTCTTTAACCACCAACACTCCATCTTTACCACCAATCTTGAACTTGTCGTCTTTGTGGACAACCTGTGCCTGAATATCTTTCACATTTGAAAGACGCTTTACAACGCTAATTGAGCCGAAATAGGAGCGCTGCATGACTAACTGGTTGCCATAAGGAATGAAATAGCATTGATTTTTAGCCGGGCTCAATCCCTGGATTGCCATGTTCATCAACGCCTTGATAACTGATCCTTGGTCACACTTATCAAGTAATGGTTGGCCCTTAGTGGTATCGCTCAAAATCAGATACGCGCTGTTTAATGCATTCCCTACTGAATAATCAGGTGGTAATGACAAGCCTTCATTATTCTTCATATCCTCAATATTGTTATTAACCATCGTAACTAACTCATTACTCATGCTTCTTCCTCCTCTGATACCCAGTGATAGCCCAGACGTGTCATCATCGTATCCGTGTCGATGTGTGCCAGTAGCTCGTCCCATAGACGAGACTGACCAAACACATCAATCAACCATTGCCAATTAGGCTCCTCACCTTGATCTGGATACAACACGCTCACGTCAGTCGAACCGAAAGTGACGATACAAATGGCGCTTAACATATCGGCCTGCATATCAGTCGCCCACTGCTTAAAGTCATTGTTATCGATGTAATCTTGAAACAACTGTGCCTTGCCGAACTCGTCACCATCGTAGCAATAGTTATCTGCGTCAAGTACCCAGTCGCGTGAGTCGTTACGTTGCTGCCAATGCTCGTTTAAATCTGCCTGTGCTGGCATCATTTTGCCCACCTCCGTGTCAAGCGTTGCCTTAGTGACTGTTTCGGAGTACAATAAAAATCGAAAATAAATTTATTAAGCGTCTTTGCTGCACGGGTACTTCCAATACTCGAGCAGCTTTTTTCGTACTCAAATTTAGGCTTTGGCGATACTTTGCGTACTTCCAATTCGTTCGACCTCCTTAAATGTGCCAAAAACATTATTCAATTCTTCAATTGTGATCTGTTTGTAAAGCACGTTTCCGATCCGGAATGTAAATTTCATCGTCTTCATCTCCTTAAATTCCAAACCAACTAGCAACTTCATGACGCTTGAACCACAATGCAGTTAACGCGCAGCCTACTAATGCTCCTTCAATCATTGCTATTTCCTCCTAGCCATTTTCTTGATTGACTTTATCGATTACTTCCTGCAATTTATCCATTGGGATACCGGCATACTCAGCTTTCTTAGCCAAATCGGTTATCTCGGCGCTGATCTCTTCCGCGTATTCACGTGGATAACGTTCAATGACTAGCTGCTGCGCTGGTGTCCGATCATTTGGGTTAATCGCAATAGCGTTCTCAAACTCGGCTTCCATTGCCTCTCGTTCTTGCTGCTCTTTCTTCTGACGCATTAGGGCTGAGAACATATCACCCTTTAGACGCCTGTCATTCTGAAATGACAGCACTCCGAAATTCTCACGAGCACCAGAATAATTAAGCCAAAAATCGTTAATTACATTTGCTAACAACTTCCTAATTTGTGGATCAGTGCTTCTTGATCCACTCTTCAACCGGGACAATTGTCCGGGAGAAACATGCGTCCTATCTGCAATCTGCTGCTGTGTTAGTGTTTTATTTTTACCTAATGCCAATGACAATTGCTCTGCAAACTTGTTCTTCATACCTACACCTCTGTATTTTGGAAAGGGCTTTATATAGCCTTTCCATGTAATTCACTTATAATTTAAATTAATCGGGATGATCTAATAGGTAATCGATCATCTCAGCTGCTGGAATCTGCCAGCCGTTATGGGTATTCACATAATCAATGAAGCCACCCTGTTCAATGTCCAAATCATGACGATGCTTGGTTAAATATCGTGAGGCTCGTTCGGTTGATTTAGTTCCGTATTTATACTTGGCCAAATCTTTAAGCTTCCAAGTACGAATACCACGTTGTGCTTGCTTCCAGGCTTGGAACTTCTCGTATTCTTCTTCGCTAATGAATTGGAATCCCTTTGGAGCCTCATGCCGAATCAATATCGTATCTGACATGTTCGCACCTCCTAATATGAAACTGACATAAGTTGGCTAGCTTGCTCGTTATACTCGGCCGTTACTGCTCGAAATTCAGCATCTAGTGCTTTATCGCTTAGTGCCTCAAACATTACTCTTGGTGTTTCTGGTTTAACCTTTGCTAGTGCATTTATTAATGTAGTTCGTGATAGATGTGTCATTTTGTTTCCTCCGTTCTTTGAAAATTAAATATTTGCTTTTAGTAACTCGAATATTCGACGCGCTTCATCAATGTTGCTCTCGTTAATTTGATAAACATTAGACACACCTAAATGGAACCTTTGGACCATTTCGTGCAACTTCTCTTGCATAACTTCCATTACTCGGTCACCTCCACTGATAATTCATCTGTGGAAACTCCCAATGCACGGGCAAGCTTTTTCGCCGTCTCGTATGTCAAATTAGTACCTGACTCAATTGCGCTGATCGTCGTTTGCGGTACTCCACTTTTATCAGCTAGTGCTGATTGGCTGAGTCCCAGTTTCTGCCGCAATTCTCGAATCCTTAATGTGTAAGTCATTTGGTATCTCCTTTCCAGCCACTAATATATTGGTAACTCGGCCATATAATAACTAATATATCGTTACATGTCAACAATATATTGGTAAATATTTTTGTTATTTACTTTAGAATGAACTTAACAATATATCGTTAGGAGCTCATAACATGAAAACCGATGGAGAATTTGTTTCCGAACATTTAATGGAATTAATAACTCAACAGAACTTAACTATTAATCGTGTTGCAACATTAGCTGGGCTGAACCAGTCGACTGTAAACGCGATGTTTGAAGGGAGAAGTAAGCGTCCAACAATTACTACAATCCGTAAGGTATGTGGCACCCTCGGTATCAGCGTTCACGACTTCTTCGACTTCCCGCCTTACAACGAGGTGGAAAAATAATTTCCATAGACTTCTCACTTAAAAAGGTGGTTAAAAAATGTTAACAGCTACGATTCATTTTTTAGATGGTGAAACACTAACGCTAAACGTACATGACTTTGTTTGGGGTATTCGCACTGCGCCAATTAATGATCGTCCTAAAAAAATTTCTAAAAAGAACTGGGAAAAGATAACGTACGATTTTCCTAACAAAGACGAAATTAATGGTCCGTTTGAACTGAACGAACATATTAAGCTAGGATTAGTGCCAAGTATCACCAAACTTCTAAACAACTACACTTTCTTTTTCACTGATGATGACCCTGGCACCGTGTTTGCCAGCTCCAAAGTGGTAAAGATTGTCAGTCATTAACGTTTAATCCGAAGAGTTGCTATTTGCGATAGCGGCTCTTTTACTTTTCATTGGCTTCATTTTGTCATCTCCTTATTTACTCGTATTGTGTACTTTATCTTCAAAAAAATAAGTCCATTTAACACGTTTTTTTTTCGATATATCGTTCATTCTTACAGCCATTTTCTTAGCTCTACCAACACTTGGTGTTCTATGCCCTTGTTCGTAAGACGCTAAAGTTGTCTCTGGCATATCGAGAAATTCAGCAGCCTTTTTTTGCGTTAGTCCGTTGATGTTTCTCCACTCTTTTAACCAATGACGCATGTTAACACCTCCTAACTAAGTAATACGTTTCGCGTACCTTTGATGCTTATTAATATAATACAATTCGCGTACTTAGTCAACAAAAAAATACTCTAAACGAGTATTTTTTATATTTCTGTACAAAATACGCATTATGCGTAGTAATCTTATAATTAATTGAAGGAGGCCTATCAATGTTTGCTGAACGCCTTAAAGAATTACGAAAAAGAGAAGCTGGTCTAACGCAAGAGAGATTAGCAATGCAATTAGGCATGGCCAAAACAACACTGGCTTCCTATGAACAAGGAAAACGACAGCCCGATCTTGAAACACTTTCTAAAATTGCAGATCGTTTTTCCGTGACAACTGACTACTTGCTTGGAAAAAATGGCACGCCAAAATGGGCAACCAAGAAAGATACCATTGACCTGAAGGATTTTCTTGAAGCAAATGAGGGTTCGATGACCTATGGGGGTGAAGATCTTACTGAAGAAGAAAAACAACAAGTGCGTGTGGCTATGGCAACAATATTCTGGAAACGCCACAAGCATGATTAGGAGTTTTACCTATGGATAGAGTAAAAGATATCGTTAAAACTATTGTCAATCGTTATCACACAGCGGACCCGTTTGTAATTGCGGAAAAGCTTAACATACAAGTGGAATGGTGTGATTTTGGGGCAATGCCCCTGGGGAAAAATGCTTATGACAACCAAGAGCCTATCATACTACTCAACAATTCTATTAAACACACGCCTACACAGTATTTCATACTCGGTCACGAACTAGGACACGTTATATTCCACGAGGGGCTGATTGGGTACTACACTTCCGTTAAACATGGACATTCTAAGTTTGAACGTGAAGCTGATGAATTTTCAGTTGGATTGATGGGAATGCTTTTTATTGAGGAGAATGGCCATATTCCCTATTCATACAGAGAACTGTCCTATCAATACGGGGTACCATTCGACGGAGATTAATATCAATTAATTTGGAGGAATTTTCATGTCACTAGGTGACTTATTCAGAATAAGCGAATTTAAAAATACTATTCAAAAATCAAAAGTGGAAATTGTTCAATTAGAGGAAACCATTGATAAGCTGAAAAACCAGAACGACATTAAGCTATCATTACAGCAAATGAAGCCTGAACAACTTGACCAACTCATTAATTCTAAACGCAAAACACTTGATGAATTAGACAAACAGATTGATCTCGCTGACAAAAAGCGTATCAATGCACTATCTGAAATTGAGAAACAGTCTGACATGCTTAACGAAATAAAAGCCGACATTAGTGACCTTTCTCCTGATTTAGAAATGAGTTCATATGGCGTGTATCAACCGCAATATGACTTTTCTGATTCCTTAGGCTACAAGGACAGATTGCAAGAAATCCGTGATCAACAAAAAAATCTAATCAAAAATAAAGCTGCTTGTATTTTTAACAATCATTGGCAAGTCAACGGAAGCATAGCACAAGGAAGAAAGATGAATCGTAATAATATAAAGGCCATCCTTCGTAGCTTTAATAACGAATGTACAGATGCTATCAACAAAGTATCATATTCAAATTTTGATCGCATCAAAACAAGGATTATTCGCTCATTCAATCAGCACAATAAAATGTATGAAGTTGTTGAAATCAGCATGGTCAACAATTACTTACAGCTCAAATTGAAAGAACTTCATCTAGCTTTTGAGTACCGACAAAAAGTTCAAGAAGAAAAAGATAAGCTTCGTGAACAGCGAGCACGGGAAAAAGAAGAAAAAGCTTTGCAACGGGAAATTAAAGCTCAACAAAAAATGCTTAATAAACAGATCGATCATTACTCAAAAGCAATTCAAGAACTTCAAGAAAGACAAACTGAAGATCCTCGCAACGAGGGATTAATAGCCGAAATTGAAAAATTAAAGCAAAAACTAACACAATATGAAGATAAAAAGGCAGCGGTGGATTATCGAGAAGAAAACGCAACCGCCGGATATGTTTATATCATCTCTAATGTTGGGTCGTTTGGTAAAAATGTCTTCAAAATTGGTGTAACCCGCCGCTTAGATCCAATGGAGCGTATCAACGAGCTCGGGAGTGCTTCGGTTCCATTTAAATTTGACGTACATGCATTAATATTTAGCGAAAACGCATACCAATTAGAATCTGAACTACACCAGCGCTTTTCACAAAAGCGTGTCAATATGGTGAACAACCGTAAAGAGTATTTTCACATTTCTATAAACGAAATTGAAGATGAATTAAAAAAATACAGCAATTTGACTGTAGATTTCAAAGAAGCTCCTGAGGCCGAAGAGTATCGAGAGAGTTTGGCTATTAGCACAGAATCAAAGCAATAATGTTATTGAAATTGGAATTGGGGAATAAATTATATTGGAGGATGTTTAAATGTCAAAAAAGGTTGTTGGAGAAGACGGTAGAACTTATAAAGTAAAGAAGCCGTTCTATAAACGAGTCTGGTTTTGGGTTTTAGCGGTAATCGTCATTTTTATAGTCGGCGGATCATTGGGTGGCAAAGACAATTCCAATGCCACAAATAACGCTGGCAAAACAACTAATGTTAACTCTGAAAAATCAGAATCAACTAAAACTGATAACAGTGGAAAGATTACCCGCTCTCAATTCGATTCAATTAAAATTGGGGATTTGATGAACAACGCACAAGGCGGCGATACGCTCGACAGTCTGAAGCAAAAGTTTGGCAAGCCTGAATCTACGTCTAGTGATACGACTAACGGCGTAAAAACTGATGTTGTTACGTGGACCAACGTTGCTGGAGAATTTGGTGCTAACGTAATGGTATCGTTCACTGACAACCATGCCTACGATAAAAACCTTACAGGATTTAAACTGTCCCGAAAACAAACTATTAAGTTGTCCGATTTTGACGCTTTCAGTAATGGTACGAAGTATTCTGACTTCACGGCTAAATGGGGGCAACCTGATTACTATAATGAATCATTAATTAGTGGAAGCACTACTATTGTTGCCGGGTATACTTCAGGTGTTAAAGGAGGATTAGGTGCGAACTTTAACGTTACTTTCACCAATGGAGCATTGAGTGGTAAAACTCAATCTGGTATGAAATAGCAATTTATAGCTAGCCCTTAGTTGGGCTTTCACGCGAGCGTAGTTCAAAGGTAGAACAGTATTCCTATGAATTGCTAACTAGATACTTTCAGATGTAGGTTCGACCCCTGCCGCTCGCTTTAACCAGAAAGAAGGCTTAATGCTATGGATAATGAAATTTCAAAATACGAGCTAATTGCCACGATGAAGAAAGATATACAGACATTTATGGACTCAGAATCCATGTTATATCTAAAAAAGATTCATATTCAACAGAAGAATATGACCGTATGCTGACAGAAGTAAAAGATGATTTGAAAACACGGCTATTGCAAAAATAATTATGAACTCAGTAAATGATAGTCAGCCCTAGCTGACTTCACGCGAGCGTAGTTCAACGGTAGAATGGTTCCTTTAATTCAAATATAGCCTACCTTCCAATGCAGGTTCGACTCCTGCCGCTCGCATAGAGATTCTTAACTCAATCAAACACAGGAGAATCACCAATGTTCAATTCTTTAACTTATTTTTTAAAAAGCCTGTCCTCTATTAAGTGGAGCACTGAGCTATTATTTGTGGCAATTATATCAGCATTAGTTGCATATTTTCTCTATAAAAAGCTTCATCACTAATTGATTACAAACGTGGGTGTAGTTCAACGGCAGAACGGCAACTTCTTATGGGATACCCTTCCTTTATTTCTTATTGCCATGCGGGTTCAACTCCTGCCACTCACATTGACCAGTCAGGATGTCATTAAAAGCTAGAATATATTTTCAGGAGGATATTTAATTGATTCAAGAATTCAAAGAATTTATCTCACGTGGTAATGTAATGGATTTAGCAGTCGGCGTTATTATTGGGGCTGCATTTACTGCTATCGTTAAATCATTGGTTAATAATTTAATAAATCCACTAATAGGTGTTTTTTTAGGACAAATTGATTTCTCTAGCCTTGTTTTAAAAGTTGGCAATGCTACTTTTAAATACGGTTCCTTTATTAATTCTGTCATTAATTTTTTGATTATTGCATTTGTGGTATTTTTACTAGTCAAAATGATTAATAAAATTATGCCTAAAAAAGAGGATGTCAAAGCCGATCCTATTCCAACAGCTGAGGAAAAATATCTTTCAGAAATTGTATCATTATTAAAGCAACAGAAAAGATAATTGCAGTAAGAAATCAGGTGCCATTTATGAAAAAATCAGAAGATTTATCTACTAAAGATTGGAAACAAGCACAGTCTGCCGTCTTCAAAGAGTACGAAGATTTTATTAAAAGAGTTCAAGAAAATGGTGTAGACTATGCTATTCAGCATGCAAGACGTTTAGTAAATTACCAAAAATTAGTTACCGAATGGCAACATAAAATAAATATTTTAATGGACGATCTATCTAATAACCACGTCGCTTTAAGTGTTTTTAAAGACTTAGAAGAAGGAAACGAAAGTCATGTTTTGAGTAGAGCTTACGAGATTATGAAGAAGTGGCCAGAGTTCAACCCAGAACCATTAACCATTTGGCTAGAGCTCATCGAAGACTCAGATGATGAATAATAAAACTAAATGTCAAAGGAAGAATTTCAAATGAAGATTATCAACGTCGCATTGCATGTTAAACCAGAACTCAAAAAAGAATATGAAGATTTCATTCATGAACTTGTTATTAATTCAGCACAAGAAGCTGGTAATGAATTCTATGGACATTTCAAAAAGTTAGATAGTGATAATGATTACGAAATTATTGAACACTGGAAAGATCAAGAAGCCGTGGATTTCCATAATGACACCCCTCATTTCCAGAAATTTCTAGCACACGTCAGTGACTATCTAACTTCAGAACCAGAAATTACCAGAATGGATTATTAGTTTTCTCGCTTTACAATTAAGTAAAAATAAATAGCACTTAATTGCAAAGCTTCCGGACCTTTAGCTCAGTTGGTTAGAGCAGACGGCTCATAACCGTCCGGTCGTTGGTTCGAGCCCAACAAGGTCCATTTCACGCGAGCGTAGTTCAACGGTAGAACAGTACTCCTTTGAATTGCTAACTAGATACTTTCAGATGTAGGTTCGACTCCTGCCGCTCGCATTGTAACAAATAACCCATACTACCGCTTACTTTAGTACGTACATCGCGTGGGCGTAATTCAATGGTAGAATAACGATTTCAGCCCTTCTCTCTCGTTTGAAATTGTTATGTAGGTTCAATCCCTGCCACCCACTTTTAAAAGAAAGAAGGTAAGATTATGGATAAAGATATGTCGAAATATGAACTCATAGATAACATTACTAATGACTTAACCTCTTTTATTAATCTGTATGCTTTCGTTTATCTTACAAAAGATAGCTACTCAAGGAAAGAATGTGGCCGCATAATCCAAGGAATGGAAAGAGATATGGTTGATCGTCTTAAGCAAAAATAATTGTAGGTACATTCTAATTAACTGTTGAGCCGACCAAAACCCATTGTTGGCTCTTATGCGAGTGTAGTTTAGTGGTAAAACGACAGCCTTCCAAGCTGTAGTCGCGGGTCCGATTCCCGTCACTCGCTTAGTAAAAAAATTTATTTTAACAAAAATCAAATTAATATTGTATATGCTAATGTGGGGATTAAAGTATGAATAATAAAGACACTTTTGAAATTTTAACAATTCCAGATGACACAAGTTACTGGTTAGTTCGTGCTGATGGTGGAAAATATCTAGATGACTACATTGAAAATTCTTTCATTTCGATTGCACATAATCAGGTAACTATCGAGTCAATCCACTCCGATGATAGCCCCAAAGATGGTCTAAAAAACCCAGATATCCATCAAATGTACATTGATTCTTATCCTCATCAAACAAAACATTGGCAGACGATTGCCTCGTCTCAATGTTTTGAATTTATTAATAACATGAAAATTGGAGATGTTGTTCTTACACCTGGTAAAAGTTCTGATTATTTTGCAATAGGTGTTATTACAGGAGATCCATTTGATGCTGATAAATCAAAATTAAGAACAAAAAAAGAAAACTCCGGACCCAATGGAATTCAATATAAAGTCGATCAAAATCTAAAACGGCGAAACGTTACATGGATGAAAACAATACACAGATCATCACTCCCCGGCGAACTTTATTGGATTTTGTCTGCACATCAAGCAATTTTTAATATTTCAAGTTACGCGGAATACATTGATCCTTTAATATTTCCTCTTTTTCAAAAACATAAAAAAATTCATTTAACCGTCTACACCACATTAGAAGACGATTTAACTCTTGCAAATTGGCAAGGTATTGTCGAAATGGCAAAAGACGAACAGTCTAATTATTTACACCAAGTAGAACTACAAGCAGACGTTCATTGTCCGGGCACCTTAGTATTTATAACTGGTCAGGAAAACATACAAGCAATTGTAAACATCATTCACACAGTAGCTAGTCTTGGAGGGAATCAAGTAATTACTTTTGGTGGAATTGTTACTTTAATCTCTTTAGTAATTGGGAAAGAGGGGAAGAAAAAAGGCATTCTGAATTGGTGGGATGATTACCGAATCTCGCACATACAAAAAAAGGCCGAACTTAAACGTCTCAAACAAGAAACAAAAAATGTTCCTGATGAAGTGAAGAATATCAAACCTCAGATCAAGGATGTTGGAACCGTAATTTCACACGAAAACCTAAAATTGAAGGAAAAGCCAGAGAATGATCAGGAACCAGAGAAATAAATATCGGAATAACAAGAATGGAAAATATCCAAATGGCAAAGGGAATATAGCTATGAATTAGCGGCCACAGTATTAATGCAATGAATGTCGACTCCATTGACGTTAACATAAGATATGCTACTACCTTCTTCATAACCTTCACTTCCTTTCTTCCACTTACATATGATTACACATATCATATATAAAATAAACAGCACTTTACTACTTTAGTGCTTTTATTTTAGCACATAAAAGAACATACGTTTGGAAATGCCAACCTATTGTTATTTCCAGTTGGGAGGAATAAAACATGTCAGTAACCAAACTTAATAATGGTAAATGGCAAGCCCGTGTCTCTTATAAAGATGATGACGGTAACTATAAGTCGGTTACTCATTTAGAAAAGCGCAAAACTGACGCTGTTGAGTGGGAAACTAAAACTAAGAATGCTCTGCTGGAAGGTGCTGACTTATCACGTAGCACCGAGAGTCTAAAGCACTACTTTCTTGATTGGATCAGAATTTACAAAACTGACGGCGTATCGCGTCATACTCACGAGCTGTATATGGGCAACTGGCGTCACATCTCCGCGTACTTTAAGGATCAACCTATGAGCGCAATTAAACGTCCAGATTACCAGAAGTTTCTGAATGAATTTGGCCGCAGTCATGGAATTGCCACATCTCACAAGCTTCATCAACAAGTACACACTGCAATCAAGGACGCCGTAGCTGATGGCATTCTAAAACGAGACTTTGCTTACAAGGCACACGTTACTGGACGCCCTCCTAAGCCCGTAGAGGAAAAGTATTTGACGTTGTCCGATTATCAGAAGCTACGTAAATACCTCATTAAAACAGCTGACTATGACCACATGACTATGCTGATGATGCTGTTTCAACTAGAAACTGGAACCAGGTTCGAGGAGGCTGCTGGTCTAACGTGGGATAATTTGGATTTGAATAATGGAATAGTTCACATTAAACAGCAGTGGGACGCCCGTAGACAGACTTTTCGTCCAACTAAGGGAAATGGACAGGCCGATGGAGATATAACCATAGGACCCGCCTACTGTCGTTTTATGAGGAGCTATCGTAATGCGCAGAAAGATTATTTAGAATTACACGAAATGAAGAATCCTAAGAACCTCGTATTTTGGTCCAAACTAGGAAAAATAGTGGGCAATGGGAATGCAAACGAAGAGCTAGGACGTATTTGTAACCGTCTAAAGATCAACAAAGTTACAACACACGCCATGAGGCACACACACGCTTCGATTCTTATCCTAAATCATGAGTCCCTTCCCTATGTTCAACATCGCCTTCGACATCAAAAACTAGAAACGACCGTTAACACCTACGTCCATCTTATTGAAGAAGAAAACGGCGTGTCAGATAAGAAGGCTACCGAGCTAATGGACGAAGGATTTTAAAAATGATAATTTTATGATTGCTGTAGTCCTTGTGCCGCAAGGGATTACAAAATCATTTGTTAATTTTTCTTCCAAAAACTGCTATATTTTGGCTACTTTTTTCGTTTTTGGAAGAATCGTGGAAGAACATATCGTGTTTGAGTGGTTTTCGAGTGTAAAACAAAAGCACCAAAACGCCTTTATATCAGCGTTTTGGTGCTTTGTCGTTTCTCTATATTTGTCGCCTTATCACCCGCACGGGGATCGAACCCGTAACTCCGCCTTGAGAGGGCGACGTCTTAACCAATTTGACCAGCGGGCACAAATTCATTTATTATCTTACCGAATGATAAGCGGCTTGTCAAATATAATTAAGATTTTTGCCACCTAAAAATCGTCACAACAACTAAACCAACGAATAAGAGCAAACAGTAGGCCACACTACACCAAAAAACGAAAGTCAATAATTGGGGTAACAAAAAGCTGCGCATAACTGCTAATCCGATGGCCGTGACCGCCCATACGATCAATTGTTGTCGCAGATGATCGAATAAATGATCTAATTCTGACTTCGACAT